ACACCAAACTTGTAGTGCATCATAGTAATATCATTAGCCCAATCAGACATTTAGTTCTCCTGTTTCATTATATAGATTATTATACATCTTTTTCTGCAATTTGTACACCACAATTTTCAGGTAATGAGTAACCAATTGCAAGCATAAATCGTTCCAACATATCACAAAGTTCGTAAGTAGAAACATCATCCATTTCTGTACTCATTTCTACAGTTTCTTGAGTTTCTGCATGATAATAACTAAAGTGAATCATATCTCTTTCATCCTTTTCCAAGTATCTTTCCAGTCTTTTACTTCAATGGCTCTACTACCAAACCTTTTTACAATTTGTTCTGCTAATGGTCTATCGTTTCCACCTGGCATCATTTTGTCGCCAAAGAAAATTGCAGCTCCTTTTATATGTTGTGCAATTTGAGATTTATCTAACCCCTTTGGAAAAATATCAATTCCAGTATCTCCACCAACCTTTGCTTCTAGGTCAGGAAACATTGTATTGAATGAATCTGCAATTGTATGACGTTCATTAAATTCTTTATCAAATAAAACATATTGGCTTCGTTCTTCTTGAGTGCAATTACGGCCAATAGTACTATAGTTTACCATACCAGGACGTTCTTCAATATGAGTTCCAGTACGTACACTAAACTTACTTTCGTACAAACAATTTTCTAAAAAATATCTAGCAAGTTCTGGTATCTCCCAGTCTGCTTTATATACTTCTGCTCCGGCAATCCAAATAGAATTACCCGAGCAATTATAGCAGGCTTTTACTGTTTCGCATATTTCAGAACCAATTTGTTCTACAGTCTTTGGATAATCAGATCCCGTCGCAAGATATACTTGATGAGTTTTTGCAAACCATAAAAAGTATTCTTGGAACTCAGGATCCATTTTACTCCTACTTGGTGTAAGAGTACCATCAACGTCAAATATCCATTTCATAGCTAATCTTTCTTACTTAGCGACCAGTTGCCGTTAGGTAGTTCTTCCCAAAGAATAGTATCGCCTTCATCCCACCCAACTTGATTAAGGGCATCTGGTGGAAATTCTAAATATAGCTCTTTAGTTTTTTGATCTTCCTTTACTTGAATTACCCACCGGTTTTCGTTTACTTTTCTTACGCTCATTGATTCCAACCTCAATTCTTTTCCAAGATTTCCATGTTTCTTCGACGTCTCCATAGCGATACATAATCGTCCAAGTTTTACTTATAGAATTCCATGTCTGAATAAGTAAATTATTCTTTTTGGTTTTTATAAATCTAAGGTGAGTTCCTGGCTTTTTCTTTGGACCTATGATAACTTCGTCAAGTATTTCATATTCGAGTTCGGCAAACATACGTTTCTCTCCATTGATATAAGAATATTATACCACAACTAAGTAGGAATGTACACAATTAATTTGACGAAATTTGAGAAATTTTGTCTTTTAAAACTAATTTTTCTTTTTTTCGAAGTCGAATAATGTTTTCTGGAGCTTTTTCAGCTTCAAGAGCCTCAATGGTTTTATGGAGCTCTTTATGCTTTCGTTGAAGGGATTCTAAATAATCTTGTTGAGACATAGTGTAATTCCTTATGCAAAGAAGTCTTCAATTGATACCTTTTCTTCAACAGACCAGCCAATAGCATCTAAGATTGGTTCGATTGGATCAAGAAAAGTTTTTTGGAATTGTAAATCATAGTTAATGTATTTATGCAGTTGCAATTCCTGCGGTAAGTAATCAGGGAACGAAATAATATTTTCTCTGATCGGGTTCGGCATTTTCAAATAGCAAAACTTGATCTTTTCACCATTTTGAATAAGAGTATATTTCTTGTCAAGGTTTTTATCTTTGACATAGTGGTTATACAACAAAGCACCACGAACATGAATTGGTGTACCTTTTTTGTAGATCAATTTGCGATCACGCCATTTTGTTGTGTCATTTACACCACGAGGAAAAGATACTTGTTCAGGCGGCAGGGTGATAAAATATTCTTTGAAAGTTTGAATTGCTTTTTGAGTAGCACTTTCATCACCAGTCACAATTACTTTGAACAATGCTTTCAACGCATCACGACAAGCCGACGGAGTTGAAGATTTAATAGCTTCAATACCCATGATTTTGAGTTTTGGTTCGGCATAACGAACACCTTCATTGTCATGAACATTTAGAATATAACGTTTCTTTGCAGTCCAGATACCACGATCTGCAATAGCTTCACGATCCATTTCCATACGAGGCATATAACAATTAAAGGTTTCATAAAGTTTTTGATATGATTTTTCAAGCATTGGCTCAAACTGATCTTTACAGATTTGCGCAATATTATCTACTTGATTGTCTTTCACATACTTGTCAACCAATGGACCAAAGTTTACATAAACAGAATCAGTATCAATTGCAATTACATAATCTTTATTGGTTGTACCTACAATCTTATTCATGAACTCGTTCACAGAACGTTCAGCCCAGCGAATAACAGTTTGGCCGGTTAATGTAATACCTTCAGCAACACGAAGATCAAAGTAACGGAAGTACTTATTACCAAGAGCACCATAAAGTGAATTCAGCAAAATTTTAATTGCCATTTGTTGATTTTCATAACGGGCAATATCACGTTCAACTCGATACTTTTCAACAACATTTGATTTGTCAATTGTTTCAAGTTCTTGTTGAGATACAAGCATTTTCTTTTTAACAGCTTTACGTTCGTTGTAATAGTCAACAATAATTTTTGGTAGTACACCTTGCTTTTCTTTAGTAAAGTAAACACCATTAGCTGCTAAGGCATAATCACCTTTCAGTTGAGGCATATTGCCAGCCAAAGCCATATCAGGATCCATTTGTTCACGTTTACCATCAACAATAGTTTCAGGTGACATATTCCATTGAACAATAATGTTTGGATATAGAGAAGCCAAGTCAAAAGAAACAACCCATTCGTGTAATCCAACTTGTGGAGCTTTTACATAACCACCAGGATAATCTGATTTGAATTTATCTTCTGCAGCTGGAATAACTGTGCCTTGGCTTGCTAGATCGCGAAAGATAATTGAATCCCATATTGCGGTAGTACCAAGAGTGTCAGTATAGTTTACACCACCACGATAAGCCATCGTAAGTGCAAGGGTAATCAAACCCATCTTATCTTCAAGTCGATCAACTAGTTGAACATCTTTAATGTTATAGTCAATGAACTTTTGAAAGTCATGCTTGTAAAGAGTATGAAGTGATGAGAATTCTTCGAATGAAAGCTTACGTTCGCCAAGAACAACATGGCCAATATGATCTAGTTTATACGATTCTTGAGCACCATAAGAGTAACCAAACTTTTTGAATAGTTCAAGATAATCAAGAGATGCGATACCTTCGAGATTATAGTAGTTTTGTTCACGACCCATAGTTGTAACAGATCGAGCATTTACTACATTCCAAGGAGAAAGCTTTTTGGCAAAGTCTTCACCCGCGACTTTAGTGATTCGATTTACAAGGTACGGAATATCAAAGAAACGAGTATTCCAGCCTGTAATGACATCAGGGCACTGGCGATCAGAATTCCAGTGAGCCAAGAAGCGAAGGAGGAGCTCGCGTTCATCATTGCATTGAACGTAAACAATGTCACTGGCAGTAATACCATCAATGATGCAATTTGCAGGATTGTAATCATATAGACCCCAGACATAATAGATATTGTCGATATTGTTTTTAATAGTAATCGAAATTACTGGATAAGCAGCTTCATCCGGTGTTGGGAAACCATCATCGGATGCAACCTCAATATCGATTGTGGAAACATTAATAATATCACGATCAAATTCAATGTTATCCGGAAACTTTTCTTGAATGAAAGATGAAACAAAGTTAGTTTGACCATATAGTGTTTTATCAGCACCACCAACATCTTTCCAAGCTTGTTGATAGTCTTTTACATCACGCATTGTATCAAACAAACGTGGCGAAACGCGCACACCATTCATGGTATACGCGGTGCCATTTGGATCAGCTTGATAAAGTGTTGGTGAGAATTTGATACGATCTTCAAACCGACGGCCATCTTTGTAGCCACGATATAGAAGACTGTTGCCGTAACGAGTTACGTTAGTGTAGAATTCCAAGGGTTTACCTCCATTGCATAGTAAATATTATATCAAAGTTTTCGGAGAAAGTAAACAACTTTATGTAATTAATCCTTGGCTTGGAGTAATAATTTTAGAGTGGAGGGATTTGTATTGCTGTAAGAAACCTTCAACAGGTTCAGTTACAAGAAAGACAATTTCATTCTTAATGAACACACCTTTTTCTGGAATTTCGGAATATGGCATCCAGTCCATAAGACCTACACCTTTTTCAGTTGGCATAATCAAAGAAATATCAGTACAAATATATCCTTCTTCAATTTCTTTCACTGTCGCAATAAGTTCCTCACCGGATGTGAGGCGAATTAGTTTAATCATATTATTCTCCATAGTAAAAAAGAGGGACCGAAGTCCCTCTCCAATTTAGTCTTTTTTCGAAACAAAAGAATACATTTCTTTAGCTTTTTCCATAAGATCTTCCATTGAATACATTTGATAAGCTTGCTGCATTTCTTCGGCTGTTTTTCTACCAGCCTCGACCATATTTTCAGCAAATGCCATATTCAAAGATTGCTGTTGATCCATATATTCTTT